TCCTTATTACGGAAGTACCCGATCTGCATGTCGGGTAGGACCACACAGGATTTTAGCGCCGCTTTCTTCTTGGTGGTAGTGCTCTTGGGAAGTTTAACTGCGGGTCCGGGCTGGATGACCGGCCATTTTGGACCTTCTTCCCACGCCGGAGAAATCTGAATACCGACAAGATCATGTATCTGCGCCTCCCCCTCAGAGTCTTTGGTCAAAGACTGATAAAGGGACACCTTTTTGATGTCCCCTATTTCCTCTATATCTATGTCATGGCGATCCAGTAAGTCAGCCAACTTCCCAATCGCATGCTTTGGTGGCCCCTTTTCCAAGCGTTTCGATAGTTCACTCACACTACTCATTCGCTGATCCTCCGGTGCAGCAACCACACACTTGTCGCAGATGTCGTTGAATTGTAGCCGCAGAAATGGGGTACCCCTGAGTGGTCAGAACACCCGCCAACCACGCTGACGAGTAGACCTTTCGCTGACCGTTGTTCGTGTCGGAAGAAACTTTGTCCAGCGCCCTGCTCAGGGCTTCCTGCTCTTCCTCCTCCAACCCGTCACGAACACGAGCAAACAGGCAGTTACGGGATCGGGGACTTCGTAGAGAGATCTCTAGGGCTTCCACAAGAGTTACGGGTTGTGCATCCATCAAAGCAAGTACTCCTTCTCCTACCACTTATCTTACACGACACAACACCTTCAGGTGGGCAACTCACTTCTTGGCAAGTACCGCCGTGACGAGTCCCCATGCTTCGGTCATGCTTGATCCCAGAAGCGTGAGTCACGTTCCAACGGATGACCAGAAGGAGTCACATAGGGCTGCCCTGCTCGGCGCTCACCCTGCACCCGTGGTGCTCCACTCTGAGTAAGTTGTGAGCGTTCAACCCCCTCACCCCCGACCCATAGCGTCGCCTGAACGTCCTTGGACGTGGCACCTGCATAGCGAGGATCACGTTCAACCAGTCGTTCCGTCGCAACGTCAGTCGCCCGCTCTATAGAGTTGTAACGAGTCTCACCCCTTCGATAGGACGATCGCCCCACTCCGGTTAGTCCCCTACCCCTATCAGCCTTATCCAAGCCACGAGTCACATGCCAGTCGACCCGCTTGTTGGCGATGATGTCGTGGTACCGCCCGTCCACCGTAGTCATCGTGGAAGCAGGGTCTTCAAGGTTATCTGCGAACGAGAAGGTCTTTGGTGCTCCCCCAAGGACATCGCGCCACTCCTGTCCTTGCAGAATGCGGTGGGCCTTGGCAAGCCCTTGGTCATACCCACCAGCCAGCGAAGGTACTACTTCTTTCAGCATGGCACTAACTTCTGGTAGCCGTTCCATCTGCTTACCTGCGTCTGGATGACCTGTTGGGTACCTGCGGGAGGCGCTGCGGTGGAGCATATCCCAGCCCTCGGGCGAGACGTTCTGGATCTGCTCAAGGGCCTTGATGTTCCTAGAAGCAAACTCCACGTTAGGAGATACAGCGGCGACGATACCAGAGCCCTGAGATCGGGTTAGCCCAGCGTCTTGTGACTGTGTTGCAACCGTCTCGCGTACTGTTGGGAACCAGCCCATTCCTCGCTCTACTACAGAGTCAGGCAGGTGCATACCCATGTTGACCAAGCGGTTGACTACCGCACCAAACTGTTGACCGCTGGCAATCGTATACTTAGCCACGGCCCTGTCCCGGTGTCAGGGAGGATCAGTCGTCTACGCGAACAGCGCTCGGTCGGTTCATGTGTGCGCCAGAGTTGAAGGAACGCTCAAACTTGGGCATTCCATCTCCGGCCACGACGCCCTGAACGAACTCTCCAAGGACCGACGGGGCCTCAATCCATGAGGCAGAGCCGACGTGGGCACGTTCTGCCATCGTCTGCTCGGCGGGCTTGTAGAACATCGCCGGGTTGTTGTGGTTTGCACGACCGGGAGCCGAGGAAACGTCCACCTGAGCGCCAACGGCAAAGTCGTTGGGCACGTCAGTGTCGGTGGCGACACCCTCTTCAAACCGAAGCGGGCCACGCTGCATCGGCACGTCGGGACCGAGAACACGCTCAAACCCGTGGTTGCCTACCTCGGGTCCACGCTCTGGGAACTGCGGTGCGGGAGCAACTGTTGGGTTTACTACATTAGCCATGAAATCCTCCGGGGATCACGATTAGGTACCTGTCCTATATAATACCACTAAACGAAGAATGGATTTTCAGCAACGGACACGGTAGGCATAACATCGTGTACTGTCAGACAGCAGGCCAAGGCTAGGCTGTCCGGGTAGTCATCGAAGGCCCCCCGCTCTTCAGGGGCCTCAGCAAGCAAATATGGACCTCGGTTGATCCGTTCTAGGTCCACCATCTGCTGGTTAAACTTCTTCCAACGTCGGGTTCTCCTCGCCTTTGAGTGCCCCGGAATGACCAGTTGGTCTCGCTGGATCAACTCGGTTAGATGTACCCATCGCTCATTCTGAGCCTTGGCGTCTGAAGAAAGCCCCAACACTTCAATATCTGGTAGCAACAGTGCTAAACGCTCGGCTACCGCTCCTCCCACACCTTGGGCGTCAATCCCTACACGTAGAACGTCATAGTTACGCACGAAGTCCACGATCTTAAAGTACTGTGACTCCCAATCAGTATCATGCAACTCCAGCCAGTTCAGGACCCGATGCTCAAAGAACCCCAATCCATCGGGGTGATCCCAGTCCACCCACACAGCCGTGGCAACAGTGGAGTCATTGGACCTCGCCACGTCGACACCAACGACGATAGGAGTACGCCACCACTCTGGCACCAGCGGCATGGAGGTGTCATACAGACGGTCCAGTCGCTCCTCGGTGACGAACATGCCCTTCTCAAGCATCCAGTGGTTGAGATAGGACATACGAAACTCGTCTGAGTCCTCCCCAATACGCACCTTCTCCTTGTTGATGAACTTGCCGTAGTTGTCGTTGTACCTAGCCGCTACTTTCCAGTCATACTCAAAGTGGGCCGTGCGTTGCCCGCGCTTCTTGTTAATGTCACGACGTTTATTAAACTGAATCATCTTGTAGAAGTACGACTTATTACGAGTAGCAGTACCAGTTAGAGCAATAGTTCCATTATTGAACGCCAACATGGGCTTGATGGACTTGGCGATCACAAACTCGTCGGCTCCCTGTGCCTCATCCACAACGGCGAAATGGTAGGTCTTGGACTCAATCTTGGCCTTAGGGTTACACGTCTGCATACGACAGAGTGACCCAGAGTTCTTCAGGGATACAATCTTGCCCTTACCTCGTGCCCCCCCGGACGAAGCCTTGTCATCAATCTCCGGGTCAAGCAGAAACTCCAAGGCATGGTCGCTGGTCAACCGGGAGACAATACGACTAAACACCGTGTCAGCCTGATCCTCAGTCGGAGCAAACACCCCGCACCAGAACCCCTTGCTGAACTTAGTCAACCACACAGGGTAAATCTTGGACAGTTTGGGAAGAATGACCATCATGGAGGCAATGACGTTTGACAATACCTCTGACTTACCACTCTGGCGAGTGGCTATTAGAGTCAGTTCCTCACCGTCTCCAATAACCACAGACTCAATGAACCTGTAGGCAATCGGTATCTGGTAGGGGAAGAACTCTACATCACAGAACTCCTCTGTGAACAGTACTAACTTCTTAACCAACTCATCGACAAACTCCGTGGATGCTTCATCCAGTTCAAGGTCAATGTCCAACTCGGGAACATCATCAAACCCCACATCAGGGTCGGCCAGTTCGACACTCACTCGTCACGCTCCGCCAGTTCATCCCACATTGCCGCAAGCATCGTCACTCGTGTGGTGACATCATCAGCGCCATAACCGTGGTAACGCCACTTGTCAAACGCCTCACCAAGGTGCATGATCTCTAGGTCCATCCACTCCTTCAGATCAGAGGTAGCCATCTTGGTAACACGAGAAGGCCGATCAAGCGTAGCAACGGCGTGTGTCTTACTGTCACCCCAGAACTTCAGTGCCACTCTCTAATCTCCTCTGGTTTCTCAGGGAGACTCCTACCTACCAGTGAGTGGAGTAACCCTTCTTCCTTTGTGTAATGCTCAGAAGGCTTGCAGACTCCTACCTGAATGGTCCGATAAGGAATCACGGCCTGAATCCCACGACCGGTCCTCCACGGGTAATCTGTTTCCCTCATAAAAGACATCTGTAGACCGATCTTCTTTACGGTCGTCTGGCGTGTCAACCAGTACACAGGCCCCACCCCCTGCACCAAATCCAGTGTGTCTCGCAATACTAGCCACCAACAGATGATACCAGCCACGCCAGCACCAAGTATCCACCATCCTCGCATAAAGGGTAGTACAGGGAGTAACAAGATCCCTAGAACCAGAGGGGAGTACCCTATGACCCTACTTCTTAAGTTCATACCACCCCAGCAGCAGAATAACCCCCGCACAGAACATAGTGATAATGCTGAACCAGTACATCATCCTGCAAAGAACAAGCCAGCGGCGTCGTCCTTACCTATTTTAGAGTAAGGGTAATGATTCAGCGTGCTGTTGACGAACTTTCCCCTAGACGCCCCTTCACCTGACATAGCGGCATACACGCCCATCGGTACGCTGTCATACCGGTATTGGTCCCCGCGCTTGATAAAGCGCATGAAAATAGTACCAAGCCCAGCGTCGGTCATGTCATTAGGATCGTTGGGAACATAGCGGTACCATTCTACACGAGTACTGTTGAAGTCCACCCCGTTGTGCTGTGGAGGGATGTACCCAGAGGGCTGTTCCTCGTCTGCACCCAGTTCCTGTCGATTCTTCTCACGGTCAATGGCGAACGAGTAGGAAGCAGACCCGGCATGTTGCCTGTCGGCTGTCGTGGGCTCGTCACGAACATCGAAGTGTTGCGGATCAAGCGGACCAGAAGTGGAAACTGATGACTTGAACTCCTCAGTCAGGTAACTGTCAAAGCCCTTCCAGTTAGGCCCTAGACCACTTTTACGCTTCGGCATCCTCTTCGGCCGTCTCCTCTTCCTCTGGCCCAGCCAGAGCGGCACGAAGATCAGTCACCATTGCTGCTAACACGACGTTTTCGCCCTGCAAAGCGTTTAAACGGGTCTGAAGTTCGTTGATCACCGTCTGTGGATTGAGTTGAATGTTGTCTACGTCCATGTTGTACCCTTTCACTGGCACGGTTTATATCACAAGTACAGTGTATCAGGTGCCCTCTAACTCATCAGCCAATCCCCGCAACCTGTCCGCAACAGTAGGTGTGGTGGCACCGATGCTTTCAGACTCAGCGGTTTCCTTCTCGGCTGCTTCTCTGACAGCAACCATCTGAGTGACGGCTGCCCAGTCAATGTTGGGACTGAGTGGATCAGGGCCGAGATTCTCCAACTTGTAGTCCGAGATGTCCCAAGCCATGTTCTCAGGCGAGACCGCAGGACCGCCGTAGTAGGCGTCCAGCCATGCCCATGTAACAGCCGTCTTGTCGGTGACTACGATGTTGTGGCGAACCCACTCGCCTCCGTCCACACGGCCCCGGATGTAGCCTTCATCGAAGTCGGCCTCACACTCAAACAGCACCGCAGGAGCACCTACTTTGAGTTGTCCAACTTTGATGGAGTCCCCCCACTTGGGCTTCTGTCCCAAATGGTAGAAATACAGACCGATGGGCATGTAGCCGTCTTTGGTTTTGCCAAACCATGTGCGGAACGAAAAGCCATCAGGATTGGGCCGTCGATTGCCGTGTCCATAGGATCGCCCCTTTTCATCTTTCCAACGAAGGTCAGCAAACCCGATTGTCTTTCCGGTACTGTGGGAGTTCCAGTTGGATAACGTCCGAACCATGTAGGACACCTTCACATGGCGAGTAGGAGGTACTTCCTTGTAAAGGGCGCACCCGTAATGGTTGCCCTCTCGGAACATCAATCGCAGGTTGTCTCCGCTCATGTAGGCGTTATGGATTTTGCCCTTCCATGAATCCTGCCAGCCATCTTCAAAAGTTTCATGTACTAAAGTGGGCACCGCTTCTCTTTTCTTTCAGGGGGCTTTTTGGTATAGGGCTATCTCCCCACTCCGTTAGGGGGTCTCCACCCATGAGGTCGTCGCCTCGTCCCATTCCATCATTCAGGGACCTCTGGTAGTGGCCCTGAGATGCGGCCATCGTCCTGAACCTCGGCGTCCTCCCAGATTGCCTGACAGAACGTGAGTGCCTCTGCGCCAGTCATCTCCGTGACATCCCATACGGGGTCCAAATCGTCAGGGTCACAGTCGCCAGTCACATAGGCAATGCGGTAGCCATCGTCATCGACGGCCCAGTTCGGGTCCAGAAGGCTGCCAAGGGCAGCAACGGCGTCGTAGGGACTGGTGCCCCAAACCCCCTCAGACAACTTGTAATGGAAATACCTCACGATGATGCCTCCAGTTCCTGAGCGGCAACAGCGTCCAGATTCTTTTGGTGTTCTTCAATAAGCGGGTCCAACTGGTCGATCTGACGGAGGGCTTCCAGATCAGCCCAGCCGACCTTGCCCGACATGATCGACAACTGAGCCTGACGGTTGAGGCGCTTCTGCCAATACTCAGGCTGGGCGTGGTCGATTTCGTCACGGGTGAAATGCGGCATCGAGTGGAAGAGGTCCATGAGGGCGGCGAGTTCCCGTTCGGTGCCGATCAGCAGGGCGCAGAACTGCCCGTAGGTGATCTGCTTCTCTTCCAAGTCCAGATCGGCATCAGGATCGTCGGAGTCCTTCAGGCGCTCAATCTCCCGCTCCTGACGGCGCTTGCTGATCAGGGCGATGCGGTAGTTGGGGACGGCCACTGAGAGTTCCAAGACGACCTGATGGAACTGCATCTCGGGCGTATCATGGGCACCTACGACGAAGTGTTCCAGTTGGTAGCGGGACCGTGGCTGCTGAATCTCTGTGATTGCCTGTTCGAGTTCCATCAGAGGTTCTCGCAGTTCGCTAACGCCGCTGCGTAGCCAAGGCTGTTGGTTCCACCCGTGACAAGGCTCGTAGTGTCGGTCGCATAGGCCGTTGTCAGAATATGGTTGGAAACGGCGTGGGCGGTTGACAGGCCGCAGAACCAGTAGGCCGCTGTGCCGCTGTTTGAAGCGCCCGCCGTGCCGTACCGCTGGAACGAGGCTCCCAGCGTAAGGGTGCTGACTGTCTCTC